CTGCACCGCCGCTACCGGAGCCGGAGCCGGAGGTGGAGGTGGTGCTGGTCTAGATCGTCTTGATACAAAGCCGCCCATGTTATTGTCCTAAAAGTTTCTTAAAGACGAGAGACGAATCCGAAGCCGTGCCGCCCAGCGTACTCGCTGCGCTACTATCTGCACGGCTCTGAGCTGTCTTGCGCCTACTGAGCGCAGCACCTCTTGTGTCTGCCTCTTTAGCCTTGTTATTAAATATGGCATCGTAGCCACCCGAAGCCGCCGCAAGCTGTACTATTGGCGGTTGTGCTGCCGCTTTAGATCTGAATGGTCTGGGTATCGCCCCGCCCATACCTAACTCCCTAAAAGCGTTGCGGAGGAAGTCGTGTCTGTAGACAACACACCTTGGCCTCCAGTTAAAATATTAGCCGACCGTCCTCGCGCGAGAGCATTACGCCTTCGTGCTGACAATGCCGCGTCTTGAACCTCTGCATCAGACTGCGTAGGTGGCGGAGGAGGAGGAGGGGGTGCAGGTATGCTTGGAGACTTAGGTGATAAAAAACCCATAAGGTATGTCCTTGTTGCAACAGGGAGTTGTATATTTACCACAAAAAAAACCTGAACGCAAGCGTTCAGGTTAAGTTGAGGAGAGATTATGAGAGGATAGGGTAATCCAAACCTGACGCGACTCTCCCACGGTTCCTTCTTTTTGTCAAGTTACTATCCTTACGGCTGATCGTTCGACTGAACGTCATAGCCAAGGCGTCACCGCTATCGGGACTGGCGTAACCTCGTTTCTTCATCTTATCTTTTGGCTCCAGCTTGAGCTGGCCCTTCAAACTATACTCATACAACGGAGCACACAGATCCTCCATAAGCTCCTTATCGTCCGGTATTGCCGCTGTTCCCAGCCAATCTCTCATTCGGCCCCACAGCTCTACACGATGGTTAGCGTACATCTCCTTGTCTTGCGCGCCACCGCCGACCTTAACCTCAACAATGTTATACCCACTCGCTTTCAATATATCCGCTACCCCGCCTCCCACGCCGTCACCTTCCACGAAACACGCATCAGGCTTATACTTATCAATTGCCCGCGCACAATGCTCCGCCAGCTCCACCACGGAACATTTCTTATACTTCTCAAATGATACCCCGCGGGCGTCCCGCCCTTGCCGAAAGGCTATCACTGCTTGGTCGTTACCAAACCGCGCTGGGTCAACACCCATGAGCAACGGCGCACCAACGTCATCAAACACCTCACGGTTTGACGCGTCCTCCACCTCACCCCGGCCAATGAACTGATAGTCACCCTGCCGGGGGAATTGACCGTACACCTCAACTCGGGCCTGATCACTGTCATCCCCATACTGCCGGATGATATTATTATACAACGACTGGTCATTCTCCACCACTGTCCTGGCGTCTATGTTCTCATGGTCCCAGGCTACACGATTGCCGTGGAAACATTCAAAGAACTCTCCGCTGGGGTTTCGTGGATTAGAGATGGCAATCCAAAAGCGGTGCACCGTCTTATCTGTAAAATACCCCTGCGTGACAGGCCAGATGCAAGACGCAATACCGCTGGCCTCATCAAACAACACCGCCATACCACGTTGACTGTGCACCCCGGCAAAAGCATCCGGTGCCTCCTCTGACCACAGCCGTGCTTGGATATACCAATAAGCATCATCGTAGTCAGTCGTTCTCTTCATACTCTCGATCAACCACTCTGCGGGTCGCAACGACATAGCGTTGTGCTCGAACCATCGTGAATGAATTGACATTGTTGCCCACTTCCTGATCTCAGGGAATGTTGTAGACTTCAACTGCTGCTCTGTGTTGGCACTGACAATTACCGTTGACGCTGGTACGCAGGAGAATAACCAAAGGGCTACCCACGCAAGGAACGCCGACTTGCCAATACCCCGACCGCTGGCTCGTGCAAGCTGTAAGAGTTCAGGGTCTAAGCCTTGAGACTGTTTACGGTGGTTCTCAAGAATGTGCGCCCGCATCTTCCTTAAAGCTTTGAGCTGCCACTCTCGCGGTCCCTTGAAGTCAGCTAACGGCGAGTTGGGTTTACCCCAGGGAAAAGCGTACATGACGAAAGCTTCTGGGTTGTCGGCAAACTCTAACATCTGAAGTATTATTTGTTGCTCTTGGGCGGCAGGCTGTTGCTTCATTGATTTGTCCTAAAAAATTTTAAAAAATAATACAAAAAAGGTCCGCGGCAGTACCATGGGTGTAAGGCGAAGTTTGTATCTGGGGGTACCCCCCTGCCACCCCCCACCTAGGATTTATCAGCTGCCAAGATATCAGCTACCACGCTATCAGCTACCACGCTATCAGCTACCACGCTACCAGCTACCACGCTATCAGCTGCCACGCTACCAGCTGCCACGCTACCAGCTGCCACGCTACCAGCTGCTACGCTATCAGCTGCAATCTCTAATCGTTTGGGCGTCACATCACGCATAGTCTTTAATCTATCGTTCGCGTCTAGTAGGGCGTGACCTAAGTCTATTGATAGTGTGCTGTCTAAATTTAATTGCTGCGGGATAACTTTAGCTAATAGCTGGCAGTAGGTCTTGGGATCGTTTTGGGCAAGCTCTAATAGATAACGCGAACTACCACCAGGCAATCGGTTGAAACTATGTTCTATACTGTCTTTAATGGTTTTACTTAGTTTATTCTTCGCGCCTAGTGTCCTGCCCATCTGCTAAATCGCCTATTTAATTATCAAGTTATTGTTTTATATATGAAACAAAACTCTTATCTGTTTCATATATGGCACAAAAACACCTTTTTATCAATAAAAACCAAATTAAAGCAAATTAGCTGTATACAATTTATTCATTGTGTGACCATAATAGACCATCTGAAACGAAAATAAGGAAACTTGAAATATGGCACAGCGAAAAAAACTCTACATAGTGGAAAGCTCGGACACCGGGAACCTTGGCGTTTTTACATCACATAAAAGGGCTGTTTTATCAGCTATTAGATATGCCGGGCTTAACGAAGACGGCGAACAACCAACGGTGTTTGTCACCAAATATACGACGACCGTATCTGGGCGTAATTATGTTACCATCAGCAATGAGCTAAGCTTGAACGTAGATTTTTAAACTCAAAAACAAGGAATGTAAAAATGGACAATTCAATAATCGGTACAGTTGGTGGTGTAACATTTTATGAGGATTCAGAATATGGCGACGAGGTTCCAATGCTAATAAAATACAAGGGCCGTTATTATGATTCAGAAGTATACGAGCTTCCCACTTTCGACGAAGCTATCGAGATTATGACAGATTTAATTGAATCTTTAGATGACGGTAACCCTTATGTATTAGGCTTGCCCTGCTAAAAATTGAGCGCAAAGCAGCCAGTTATTTTAGCTGGCTGCTTAACGATCAATTTTGATCCAAACTTAAACTTGAAAAATAGGAAACTTGAAGAATGAACAACACAAAATATCGCTTTACGCTAAAATCTAGAAACTCAAAAACCGGCCCAATACCGGTAACAACCACTGAGGAGAAATCATGCCCGGATATATGCCCTTTAAAAAAGAACGGTTGTTTTGCGGATGGGGGCCCTCTAGCCATTGTTTGGAAACAAGTCGAAACAATGGGTAAAGATATTAACGCCCTTTGCGACGACATAAAAGCCTTACCCCAAGGTCAATTATGGAGGCAGAATCAAGCAGGAGACTTACCCCATAAAAACCAAAATATAGATATGCTGAGCATGGCAAAATTAATTACTGCGAACCAAGGAAAACGCGGTTTTACTTATACCCATCACAAAATGAACATACATAATAAAACTATTGTTAAGCGCGCCAATAGCAATGGTTTTACAATTAACTTGTCGGGTAACAATCTAAAACATGCTGATAGCCTGTACGACCTCGCGATTGCTCCGGTGGTGGTGGTGCTGCCAAGTGATCAAGTGACTAACACAAAAACGCCAAAAGGTCGTAAAGTGACAGTATGCCCTGCAGCGATCGACACCACCAACAAAATTAATTGTAAAACGTGCGGCATTTGCGCGATACCCACAAGGAAAACAATTGTAGGATTTCCCGCTCATGGCATGAGGAAGCGCGCGGCAAGTGAAATAGCTGCCTAGTTTCAACTTACATACTGGCAAGCTTAACCCTTGCCAGTATCATTGTTGAAACTAGTAAAAGAAGGAGATGTAATGGACTGGATTAAAGATACTGTTTGCCTAATAATTATTTTTACCATTGGCTATTTTGCCTTAGTTTTATTTACTTAAAAAGGACCCGTAAAAATGTACAAAGTATTATTCGAAAAAACACCGGGAGCGGTAAAAGGTTACTCCCGGGTAAAATGGACAATTACCCACGAACATGCCGCGAATAAGTATGACATTGGAATAGTGGAATCTCCGGCAATGTCAGAGTCGGAGATCGTCGACAATAATCACTTTTACGAAAATAATGGTTACACAATCGAAAGGGTTAAAAATGTATAACTTAAGAATTAAATCAACAATCCAGATCGCCGATCATAGCGATAACATAAGAATAGGCTCTACACTATACACCGATAGTTTCGACTCTGCAGCGGAAGCGCAAGACGCCAGTAATAGAGTCGTTCAAGGGCTCGACGGCGGCCGCGCTTTTAACCTGGCTTTAGAAAGCTCCAAAACAATCATAGAAAGGATATAAAAATGTTTATATTGTTAGCGATCCCACTGCTTTTCGGTTTAGTCAATTCAGAAGCATTAGAAAAATTTAAACATGACCAGGATGCCGGGGCTACCTGGCACTTTGTAGGTGAAAGTGAGAAAGATCCGGAAGCAAAATCAATTGCTCTAAATGGTAAAATCTATTTCAAACTTAAAGGGAAATAAAAATGTATATTGAAAATCTGAAAATCAAACTCGCAGCAAAATATTTTGTCCAAGGTAAGGGTAAAACAAAAGGCACCTACCATGAGGACGCGGTGGGTGACATTCAAATAAATTACGGTGTCGATTCAGAAAAATTAGACACCTTACTGGAAACATTGCACGGATTATTCGAAAACGATCCGGTTGAGCTCCAGGTTAGTTTTACAGCTGCAAACGATTAAACAAAAGCCTGGGGAGAAATCCCCAGGCTAAAGGAGTTAAACATATGGATTTAAGAAAATACCGAAAACGCCACGCCCTAACGCAAATTCAATTAAGCCAACTGTTAGGCGTGTCCCGTATAGCGATAGCTAAAAGAGAACAGGCAAACACGGTCCCCTTGCCTATGAGGATCGCCTTGATTTGGCTGGAGCACGACCTAACACTTTACAGCTTTGACTCGTGCCTTGAAAGTATCACCAGTAAGCTTAAGGAACAGGATCGACGTTTCCCGTCTTGATTGCCGATGCCGACGATGCCGTTTAGAGCGTTAGAGCATAGGGAAGAGCTTCTTAGGAGTATATAATACACTATATATATATATAACTCCTTATAATAGTCCCTTTATCCCTATTCCCTATACACAAGCTTTTATCTATACATATCAAAGGGTTAAAATTTAGGGAAAAATAAACAGAAAAGGCTGTTTTTCCCTAATCCCTAAGATTACGCGTTCTTTTTAAGCTCTTCCTCTATTTTTGTAGACAAACGGGCTTTATCGACCTCGACCCAGCTTTTTTTATCCCTAATTGCGCGCACTTCTATTTGTTCTTTCCCTATCATATATCGTGCTCCGTTCCTACCTTTGCGGAGCTTACCAAAGCATTTCCAGAGCCGACCAGTGATGTTACCTGGGTCTGCTTCGACACCAGCGAACCCGAGATCCCGGCCCG